TCATTCCATCTGCACTACAATTCACTGCTGAAAGACTTATGAAGTCTTCACAAAGAGTTGGAACTGCTGATAATGATATCAACGCACTTGTATCTATGGGAATGGTTCCTGGTGGATACACAGTTAATCACTATTTAACTGACACAGATGCGTTCTACATCACTACAGACGTGCCAAATGGTATGAAGCATATGGAAAGAGCTCCATTGACTACTAAAATGGAAGGCGATTTCGATACTGGCAATGTTAGATACAAAGCTAGAGAAAGATACGTATTTGGCGTATCTGACCCTAGAGGAATCTACGCATCACCAGGTGCTTAATCAATAATTTTGTGGCGGAACACAGTTCCGCCACAATCTCTAAATAGAAAGAAAAAATGCACTCAAAAAACTTCCTCGTAAAAATCTATGCGTATCACTACAAAATGGAGTTAAATATTAACTGCCTAGAGGGCCCAAAAGACATAGAAGATGCTATTGTTGACAAATTGGGAAAAGGTGATATAAAATGGGAACATCTTGGAGAAATGAATGATCCAAGAGTAAAACGAATAACCTATGAGGAGGTTATTGATGGAGGCGATAATGCAACATCTGGAGACCCTTTACACACAAAAGAAGGGACTAGATCTTCAATGGGAGCAGGAGCATCTGAAAGAGGGTAGATATACTCTCGATATGGTTAAGATTGACAGAAAAGTTAGAGATGTCATTAGCCAAATCAAAATGGCAGAAGCTGAAAAAGCTACTGCACAAAACAGAGTTGATGATGCAGCTCCTCAAGTTTCTGTAGCTACTTAATAAAAAGCTACATCGTTGGAAAATTTAATCCACATCATAGGCTCTCTTGCGCTCTACTCAAATGTAGTATATAAAATAATCACTATACAAAATAAGTTTATGTAGACGCGTATAGTCGACGGCCTAGAGACTACATAAACGTAACTAGGAGGATATATACTATGGCAAACACTACGTTCCAAGGACCGGTAACATCCAAAAATGGATTTATTACTACAGGTCCGGCTAATGTTGTAGACGCTGACGCTAGCGTTGCATTAACAGTTTCTACTCATTCAGGTAGAATTGTACACAATAATGCGGCAGGTGCAGTAACTTACACATTACCAGCAATTAACGCTAACTCTGATTCTGCAGTTGCAGGACCAGGAGCAGATCTAAACAATCTAAGTAACATAGGTGCAAGTTTTGAAATTTTTGCATCAATTACTAAGACTGGAGATTTTGTTGTACAAGTTGCAAATGCTAACGATGTTATGGTTGGAGGCGCAAAATTTATTGACGACTCTTCTGACAACATGGTTGGTTTTGAAACTGTTGCAGCATCAGACACTATTACTTTAAATGGTAGTACAACTGGTGGTGTAACTTTTGCAAAAGTTACGTGTACTGCAATTAGTTCTACTCAATGGAAAGTTGATGTAGAGTCTGGTTGTACTGGTACACCAGCAACTCCGTTTAGCGCGGCAGTTTAATAAATAATTAGTGTGGGGCTTCGGCCCCACATTTAAATTTAGGAGAAGAATATGGCAGGCGGCGGATCTTTTATAAGTGATCAAAAGTTTACAACACTGACAGCAGATGGTAGTTTTAAAACTATTACTGGTGGAAGTACAAATTTAGGACCATGTAGAGTAACTTACATACAAGCACATGGTGGATCAGACTGTTTAGTAAAATTACATGATGGAACTGGAACAGGTGGTTCTTTAGAGTTTCAAGCTAAATTTAGTTCTGAAGGGTTAGATATAATGATTCCCGGTTCTGGCATAAGATTTAAAACAGGAGTCTATTTAGATTTAACTACTACAGACTCTGTAACAATAGGATACACAGGATAATGAAATCAGACGTACGAGCAGTTAGAAAAACAGATGCTACATCAGTCTTTGCAGGTAGAACAAGATTAAGAGGAATTATTCTTGCTTCAACTGGATCAGCAGGTTCAGTAACTTTACAAGACGGTAACTCTGTTACACAATTTCAAGTGGACGTTCCAGCTGGAGACGTGTTTTCATATAATCTTGCAGAAGATGGTATTTTGTTTGAAGGTGGTATGACTATATCAGCAATTTCAAACGCCACTGCAACGATTATATTGGACAAGTAGGAGGCTAAATGGCAAACACTACTTCGGGCACAACAGTTTTTGATAAGAGTTTCGCTATCGATGAGATAATAGAAGAAGCTTATGAAAGAATAGGTATGCAAGGCGTATCTGGTAATCAGTTACGTATGGCAAGAAGATCTTTAAATATAATGTTTCAAGAATGGGGAAATCGTGGTCTTCATTATTGGGAAGTTGCAAATAACAATATTACTTTAGTTGCCGATCAAGCTACATATACTATGTTTAGGTCTACTGGTGATGGCACTTCAAGCACAACAGCTGTTTATGGTGTCGATGATATATTAGAAGCATCATATAGAAACTCTAATGTAGACACACCACTCACAAAAATAAACAGATCACAATATCAAGCTTTATCAAATAAAACATCTACAGGAACACCATCACAATATTTTGTTCAAAGATTTATTGATAAGGTTACAATTACTTTGTACCTTACTCCCGGTTCTTCTGAAGCAGGAAAATTTTTAAATTATTATTATGTAAAAAGAATTCAAGATGTAGGTGATTATACAAATGCAACAGACGTGCCTTATCGTTTTGTTCCTTGTATGGCATCTGGTTTAGCTTTTTATTTAGCACAAAAATTTAAACCACAAATGGTTCAACAAATGAAACTATTATATGAAGATGAATTACAAAGAGCATTAGCAGAAGATGGTTCTTCATCTAGCACATATATTAGTCCTAAAGTTTATTATCCGGAGTCATAATGTCTAATTTATCAGCAGGAAAATATGCAAAATTTATTTCAGATAGATCAGGACAAGAGTTTCCATATTCTGAAATGGTTATTGAGTGGAATGGAGCTCGTGTTCATGTTTCTGAATTTGAAAAAAAACACCCACAACTAGAACCAAAACCACACTCAGCAGATGCACAAGGTTTATTAAATGCAAGACCTGATAGAACAGAACCTGCAGTGGCTAGAGTATTAACTTTAAATCCATTTAAACTTACAAATAGTTCAACAACTGTAAACGTGTTTGAAGAAAACCATGGTAGATCTACAAGTGATACGGTTAGATTTAGAAATGGAGAGGGGTCTTTTGGCATAACAAGCGCAGATATAAATAAATCTGCAGGATTTACAATTACCAAAGTTGATGCTAATAATTATACATTTACAGCTGCTGGAACAGCAACTGCAAGCACAAATATAGGAGGAGGAAGTGTGTCGGCTGGTCCGGTAACACTATCACCATAATGGCAGGATTTACATACGCAACATTAACAACAGCAATTCAAAACTATACAGAAGTAGATGCTAATGTATTAACGTCTACTATTACTGATCAGTTTATTGAAAATGCTGAGATGAAAATTTTAAGAGATGTGCCTCTTGATGCATATAAAAAACAATCAACAGGTAATTTAGTTACAGGACAAAATACTATTAACGTACCAGCAAAAACTTTATTTGTTAAAGGTGTACAAATTTATGATTCTACCTCTGCTTCTACAGGAGCAAATACTTGGTTAGAAAAAAAGGATGAGACTTATTTACAAGAATATGTGCCTTCAACAGAATCTGCAAAAAGAGGTAAACCAAAATACTACGCTATGTTTGGTGGTGCCACAGGAGTATCTGATACGACTTCAGGAAGACTATTTTTAGCGCCTGCTCCAGATAGCACCTATGTATTTAAAGTTCATTATGAAGCTATTCCAACAGGATTATCTGGATCAAATACTACAACTTATGTAAGTCAATATTTTGGAAATGGTTTATTATATGCGTGTCTGGTAGAGGCCTACGGGTATCTAAAAGGTCCAATGGATATGTTGACACTATATGAAAATAAGTATAAACAAGAGGTACAGAAGTTTGCTGCAGAGCAAATTGGTAGACGTAAAAGGGACGACTATACAGACGGTACTGTTCGTATTCCAGTTCCTTCACCGACACCGTAACAGGAGATAAATTATGGCAATATCATCAGCGGTATGTTCGAGTTTTAAACAAGAACTTTTACAAGGTAAGCACAACTTTTCTTCATCAGGTGGGCATACTTTTAAAATAGCTTTATTTGATAGCGATGCCTCTTTAGGTGCAGCTACAACTGACTATTCAACATCAAATGAAATATCTAATACATCTGGATCTGCATACTCTGCAGGTGGAGCAACTTTAACAAACTCTGGTGTATCATTATCTTCAACAACTG